GATGGTGGCGGGTACGCATCGAGCGCAGGCGGCACTGTTGCCAACGCCTTTGACAGCAATGTCGATACGATTTGCACTCAGACCTCGACCAACGGCAACATTTCTGTCAACTACGGCACGAACAACACCGTCTATGTTGGCTCAATTGGCTATTTGCCTGGGGCCACTGGCACTGTGTCCATCATTTACGAGTATTCCGCTGACGGGATCACCTGGAGCACCCTGGTTGACCTGGGATCTGTCGCCGTTGTGAACAACGAGTGGATCTGGACTGACATCGTTGCTGGTCAGACGGTGCAGTATTACCGTGTCCGGGCCTACAACAGCACCACTTTGGTGGTTCGTGAGGTGTATTTCGGCAACAACAGCACCGAAATCCCCATGGCAAGGCTGAATCGGGACGACTACACCAACCTGCCCAACAAAAACTTCACTGCCAACCAGCCTTTCCAGTTCTGGTTTGACAGAACCGTGCCAAAGCCATCAATCTACCTGTGGCCCGTGCCGTCTGACACCTTTGTGCAGATGACCTTGTGGTATTCCAGGCAAGTGATGGATGTCGGGGCGCTCACTGATGAGCTTGAGATCCCCCAAAGATGGTACGAGGCGGTGGTTTCCATGTTGGCCCACAGGATGGGCATGGAACTCCCCGGCGTTGCTGTGGATCGCATCGGTTATTTGGAGAAGATGGCCGACAAGTACCTTTTTGATGTGGAACAGGAAGAAAGAGACAAAAGTCCTATTTACTACGCCCCAAACATATCAGTTTACACACGATAGTATTAACATGACAGACCAAGCAATCATTTCCAGAAAGGACGCAAAACAGCGGGGGCTGAAGCGTTATTTCACCGGGGATTCGTGCGCCCATGGTCATGTGTCTGAGCGCAGGGTTGGAAACGGCGAGTGCTTGGCGTGTGCGGCCATTCGGCTCAGTGCGTGGAGGGCTGAAAACCCCGAGATTCGAGCGGCCCATCGTAAAAAGCACAAAGAGTTGCACAGGGACAAAGAAAACTTTCAGCACAAGTCTTGGTTGAATTCCGACCCAGAGCGCAAGGAGCGGTATCGTCTTCAAAAGAACTTGGCAACTTCCGCTTGGGAAAAAGCCAATGCAGGCAGAAAATCAAAGCTGGTTGCAGATTACAGGGCGAAGAAAATCCAGCGGATGCCGCCATGGCTGAATGACGGCCACTTGCTTGAAATCCAGTCGATCTACCTGTACAGCAGATCTCTGAACCAGATCGGCTTCAATTTTCATGTTGATCACATGGTTCCGTTGCGTGGAGAATCCGTGTCTGGGCTTCATGTGCCCTGGAACTTGCAGGTTATCCCTGCGATAGACAACATCAGAAAGAACAATTCTTGGGAGCAGGCGAATGCCCAGATTCCTTGACACCCGTGGCAACTCGACACTGAGCATATTCATCTGCGGACGATGCAAGATGAAGCGCCCAGAGGATGAGGCGCACCCTGACGCCAACCTACCCGGCGTGATTGTGTGTGAGCGTGGGTGCGGGGACGAGAAAGACCCCTACCGCCTGCCTGCAAGGCGCACCGAGAAGATCACCATCCGCTACCCCAGGCCAGACTTGAGCGTGGCCGTGGAGAGCAGTGCAATCGTCACTGGCGGCTACCAAGATTTTGTGGTGTCAACTGAGGGAAATACCATGACCCCAGAGCAAAATGGCAATGTTGACGGCATAGAGACCCAACCCTGATATGGCAAACCAGACCATCACCCAACTACCAACCGCCGGGGCGATCACGGGCACGGAACTTGTGCCCATTGTCCAAAACGGCCAGACGGTAAAAACGACAGCCTCTGCCTTGGCTGGGTCTCCCGTTCAGACACAGACCTTCCTGACGCTCAACCAAGAGCCGACCCTCAACAACTCCCGCCGCTTGGCTGGCTCAAGTGGCCTGACCCTGACCGACAACGGCGCTCAGTCCACCCTGGTGCTGGCGCTGACTGGGAATGCGGCCAGCCTGAACCTGATGGGGACGGGGATTGCGGTCAGCACGGCCAGCGGGACGATGGTTGCCCGGTCTATTGCTGTGACTGGCAACGGAATGGCCGTTACAGACGGCAACGGCATCGCAGGCAACCCTACCCTTGGGTTGAGTGGAATGGCCCTCTCCCTGGCCTCCCTGACGGGTTCTGGCATTGTTTCTGGGTCTGGATCGATTGCCAACTATGTGACCATCACCGGGATCTCCAACCAAACCTCGGTGACCAACGGCAACGGAGCGGCTGGAAACCCAACCATTGGACTGGCAGACAACCCCATCCTCCCGGGCACTGGCGGGGTGACCTTGCCCAAGGGCACGGATGTCCAGCAACCTGCCGGGGTGGATGGGCAGATAAGGTTCAACACCACCACATCGACCTTTGACGGGTACTCCACCGGGTCTTGGAGACAGTTCTCCACCGCAGGGGGTGTGACGAGCTTTTCTGGCGGCTCTACGGGGCTTTTGCCATCGTCCCCCACCTCGGGTGCAATTTCCCTGACCGGGACGCTTGTGGCGGCTTCTGGTGGCACGGGTGCAACCACTTTGACTGGCTATGTGTACGGCAACGGCACATCGGCCATGACCGCCTCGACCACAATCCCTACTACTGCTTTGTCTGGGACAGTCACGAACGCCCAGTTGGCGAACTCGGCGATCACGATCAATGGCTCAACGGTGAGCCTGGGTGGCTCTGTCACTGTCACAGCCACGGCCACAAATGCTTTGACCATAGGCACTGGCCTGTCGGGGACGAGTTACAACGGCTCGTCTGCCGTCACCATTGCGATAGATTCCACTGTTGCCACCTTGACGGGGACTCAGACCCTGACCAACAAGTCGATCAGCGGGTCAACCAACACCCTGTCAAACATTGAAAACGCCTCCCTGACCAACTCATCGCTGACCGTTGGAACCACCTCAATCAGCTTGGGAAGCTCAAGCCTGACCCTGGGTGGGCTGACATCTGTTGCGGTGACCCAAGACCCGACATCTGCTTTGCAGTTGGCAACCAAGCAGTATGTGGATGCAGTGGCAGAGGGTTTGCACATCCATGCTTCTTGTGCGGCGGCAACTTCCGCAACGCTTGCTTCGATCACTGGCGGGACGGTGACCTACAACAACGGCACGGCTGGCGTTGGGGCTACCTTGACTTTGTCGGTGGCCTTGACCGTGTTGGACGGGTACACGCTACTCAATGGTGACCGTGTGCTCGTGAAGAACGAAGCCACGCAAGCCAACAACGGCATCTACACCTGGGCGACTGGTGGCACAGTTCTCACCCGAGCAACCGACTTTGACACCGCCGCCGAGATGGCAAGCGGGGACTTCACATTCATCTCCAACGGTACGCTGTATGCAAACACTGGCTGGGTGCAGACTGACCCGGTGACTGTTGTTGGCACAAGTCCTGTGACATGGATTCAGTTTTCTGGTTCAGGTGCGTACACCGCTGGCACTGGATTGACTTTGACGGGTACGCAGTTCAGCATCACCAACACGGCGGTGACTGCGGCGGCTTATGGCTCGGCTTCATCGGTTGGCACATTTACTGTCAACGCCCAGGGCCAACTGACTTTGGCGGCGTCCACAGCCATTGCAATCAACGGCAACCAGATCACCTCTGGGACTGTGGGTTCTGCGTACATCACAGGCTCGTACACCGGGATCACTGGACTCGGTACTGTCACCGCAGGAACATGGAATGCAACGACAATTGATGTTGCGTATGGCGGGACAGGATTGACCTCTTATGCAATTGGCGACATTGTGTACGCCTCTGCATCTGCAACATTGTCTAAACTTGCACTTGGCACACAAGGATATGTGCTCACAGCAGGGGCGGCTGGCCCAGTCTGGAGTGGAATATCAGGCGGGACTTTCTAAGGAAAAAACATGGCACAAACGAACTACACACCGATCCAGCTTTACTACTCGACCACGGCGGCGGCTGTCCCTGTCAACACGAATTTGTTGAATGGCGAGTTGGCAATCAACATCACTGACGGCAAGCTGTACTACAAAGACAACAGCGGCACGGTGCAGGTTATCGCCACGAAGGGTGCTGGCACGATTGGCGGCTCGACCACGCAGATCCAGTACAACAATGCAGGCGCATTGGCTGGTAGCTCTGCGATGACATTCAACAACTCAACGAATGTCGTCACGCTGACCACGCTGAACCTCACCAACGCCCTTGGAGCCATTTATGGCGGCACTGGGTTGTCCACCTATACCACGGGTGACTTGCTGTACTCAAGCGCATCAAACACCCTTGCCAAGCTGGCAATCGGCACTGCCAACTACATCCTGACCGTCAACTCTGGCGGGACAAATGTCCAGTGGTCTGCCCCAAGCTCGATCAGCGTGAGCACGGCCACCAACTTGGCTGGTGGAGTTGCTGGGTCGGTTCCGTACCAATCTGGAGCGTCCACAACCACTTTCCTGGGCATTGGAGCCGCTGACAGGGTCATGACCTCATCTGGGTCTGCGCCTCAGTGGGTGACCGCTCTGACGGGCCTGACGGGCGTTTCAAGCTCGTCCATAACCAACACCTCACTGACCTCTGGCCGCGTGGTTTTTAGCGGCGCAAGCGGCGTACAAAGCGACTCTGCAAACCTGACCTTTGATGGCACAACCCTGACCACCGCTGGCTTGAGCAACTCGGGCACTTCTGCCCTGGTCAAGCTGGTAACTGTGGGCGGAACAAGCTTCAACGGAACCACCGTATTTGCGGCGGCAACTCCTGCCAAGCTGTACATGGGCACTGGTACGGCTACCGACACCACTTCAGCGATTGGAGCCACCAATGCAGTGGGCGCTGTGGCATCTTTGGCTATCACCCCGATTGCCGCCACCAACACCAGTGTCACCTACACGGATGCCGCCACCTTGTACATTGCAGGCGCACCAAGCGCTGGCACAAACATCACCCTGACCAACCCCTACGCCTTGTACATCGCCGCTGGCAATGTGTATCTGGGTGGTGGTACAGCTAACGGCGTTGCCTATCTCAATGGCTCCAAGGTGCTGACTACGGGTAGTGCGTTGGTGTTTGATGGTACGAATCTGAGCGTTGGAACCACTGCTTTATCTGGTGGTAAATTTTCTACTCTTGCTGATTTGACTTTGGTAAACGGATTAGTCATTCGTGACTCAGCCACAACTTATGCAAACAATGACAATTATCTCTTATTGCAAAACAGCACGGGAGCTACCGCTGGAGGTTTAACTCACCCTGCTTCAGGAAGTCTTGGTGTTTGGGGAAATGATGATATTCGTTTTTTACAAAGTGCCTCAGCAACGGATTTAATGCGCCTAAACAGCACAGGGCTGGGTATTGGGACTACTACGCCTTCGGTGAAACTGGATGTGGCTGGTAACGCAACGATCCAGAATGGTGTTCTGACGATTGGCAAGGACACTGTTTATGACGCCTTTATCAACACCCCTGAGTCCATGTATTTCAATGTGGATTCGGATGGTAATTCGACAGGCAACAGGTTTGTTTGGGGTACTGATAGGACAGGCACTTCAGGCGGTACTGAATGGATGCGTATCGACTCCAGCGGTAACTTGCTGGTGGGGAAGACTGCAACAGGATTTACAACAACAGGA